AAGTCGGTGATCGACCAGGTCGGCTTCATCGAGCAGCAGCGCATCGCCCTGGGAACCATCCTGGGCTCGCCCATCCGGGCCAAAGCTGCACTGAGTTGGGCCATCCAGTTTGCTGACCAGACCCCCTTTGAGACGCCGCAGGTGCTTAAGGCGATGCGTTCGGCGCTGGCGATGGGGTTCAACACCCGGCAGATTCAACCCCTGCTGACCACGCTGGGCGATACGGCATCAGCGCTGGCGTTGGGGCCGAGCGGGTTGGGGGAGTTGGTAGACGTTTTTGCCCAAATTCGTAACAGCGGGAACTTGATAACAAACGACGTGCGACAACTGACCAATCGAGGGATTCCGGCGTTCGAGATTTTGGCGAAAGCTTTCAACACTGATGTCCCGACCGTGCGCCAGATGATCGAGAAAGGGCAGATCGCGTCTGAAGCTGCTCTGGGAATACTCTACCGAGGGCTGAAAGCTCAATACGGCGGTAGTTCGGCAGCTCAGTCTCGCTCCATATTTGGCCTCATCAGTACATTGCGCTCGAGGCCGCAGACCATCGCTTTCCGCCTCGAGGAGCGAGGATCCCTTGAGCCGTTCCGTCGGGTGCTGAGCAACCTGGCCGACCTGACCGACTTCAATAAGCCGCCGGGCTCTACTATTGGAGAACGGCTCACGGCGGGTATTGGAGGGTTGTTCAAGGCGGCCTTCGGGCCGCTCGCAACGGCCACCGAGCCCAAACGAGCGGGCGATGTGATTCTAGCGTTCGTAAATCGCGCTACCGCTGCAATCAACCGCGTTCGCGCTGCCTGGCCTACAGTAAAAGCGGCAGTATCGGATTTTATCTCAGGCGTGCGCTCCGGGTTCGATTTGCTCGCTAATGTTTGGCGCACGGTTGAGCCGCTTATCTCCGGCCTGAGCCGCCTCGCGGGTTCGTTCAACAGCGCGCAGGCCAGTATGAGCGGGGCTAACGTCAACGCCGTAAAAATCATTGGCACAATAGCGGCCCTGGCGGCAGCCTGGCGGGTGCTGAACCTGGTCACCCTGGGCGGTGCCGGAGCGATAGCTCGCTGGGGTGCAGTTGCGGTCTTTAGCCTGATACAAGCAGCTGGGATAGGGCTGCCTATTCTATGGGGCAAAATCGGTGCACTGACCACACTGGGGGTCACCGCTCTGCGTGCTTCCGGGCAGGCGCTGCTTGCCGGAACGCGCATGGCTGCGGCCTGGCTGATCGGACTGGGCCCTATCGGGTGGCTCATCGGTGGTATAGCGGCAATCAGCGCCGCGCTGGTGCTGGCCTACAACAAGGTAAGCTGGTTTCGCAACCTGGTGAACCGAGCCTGGGAAGGAATCAAACAGATCGGTATAAACCTCCTCAACTGGTTTACGAGTTTGCCGGAGCGTATCGGGCAGGTATTCGGACAACTCCCCAACCTGCTGCGCGGGCTGCTGCGACGGGCCATCGACCTGCTCCCTCCGGGGGTGCGGGACGTGGTGCGGGGGCTGGTCGGAGGGTTACTGGACGGCTCCGAACCGGTGGAGAACGCTGCGATTCAGTTGGCAGATAAAACCCAGCAGGGATTTGCCCGTCCCCTGGAAATCCGTTCTCCCAGCCGCCGCTTTGCCTATTTCGGGCAGATGATGGGGGCGGGCCTCGAGGTAGGCATGCGCGGCTCCCTGGGGCGGGTGCAACGGGCAGCAGCGGGGATGACCATCGCAGCGACCCTTGCTCTAGGTGGTACCCCCGCTGTTTCAGTCGCGCAGCCTCTACCTACTCCGGGTTTGCCACCTCTGATCGCTCCCGCGCCCAGAGCCAGCGAGAAAACTATCAACATCACAATAGGCCCCATTGCCATCAACAGCGGTAGCGACGCTAAACAAATAGCTGAGGAGCTTCGCACTGTGGCTGTAGAGGCTGTTTTGGAGGCTCTCGAGCGGGCGGCTAGCGAGGAGGGGGCATGATCGAGCTCGAGCATTCCCTCATCCTGGTAGGCCAGAAGCGATTCGTCATCGCCCCCAATGGCAAAGCCGACCTCAAGGGGGCGGTGAGACTCCGGGTCAAACCGGGGGGTTTGCGCGAAGACACCCAGGAGATCAGCGGAGCCGATGGAGCCGTGCGTACTGTGCTGGGGTACGCCGACGCCGAATTGACGGCAGAGATTCAAATTTGGGACGAGGAGGAACTGCCAAAGCTCAAGCGGCTCAATGACCTCTTTCGCCCCCGGCGCGAACAAAAGTCCTATCAACCGGTGGGAATCGTTCATCCAGCGGCCACCCGCTGGAACATCAAGCAGGTCTACGTCTTCGCATTGGAGCAAACCTCCTGGACGGCTAAAGATGGCACCACCGTGACCCTCTCCATGCGCGAGTGGCAGCCGAAGGAGAAGAAGAAAACTACAAAGACAAAGAAAGTGGATCAATCGGCCCCTGCGATTTCCGGCTCGGGAATTCCCGAGGGGATCGACATTACGGCTCCGTCTAAACGGGGGGTGCGGCCATGAGCTTGCTGACCGCTAACAGCATCCCCGTGGCCGATGCCTACATCAGCATCCCCCGAGTGGGACGGGGGGTAGCCGATCTGCTGCTGGAGCGCGATACCGGGCCATCCGCAGGGGAATCGGTCACCCTCGAGTGGCAGGACGGCGAGCAGCTAACAATGACCTGTGTGTTTGGTCAGCGTGCGCGGGGTTGGTGGCGTATACGCTGCGTGATGGGCGCGGGCCGGATGGCTAAAAATCTGCCCGGCCGCTACTACGAGGGCATCCCAACGGCTACCGTAGCCCGCGACCTCCTGACTGAAGCGGGCGAAGCCATCGAAAGCGTTGATTTGCCCGGCATATTCGTTCGCTATGTGCGCCGGGCCGCGCCAGCCTACGAACAACTAGCAGCGTTACTGGATGGCACGGGGCGAATCTGGCGGATTATGCCAAATGGGAAGGTTTGGATCGGAGTGGATGAGTTCCCATCGCAGGGGCCGCTCGAGGTCGTTCGCGCCTATCCCGAGGCCCAGCGGTACACCCTGAACCTCACCCCCAAGCTGCTGCCGGGGGTAAGCCTTACGGGCTACATTGACGGCGAGGAGCGATTTCTGGGCAGGGTCGAGCGGGTAGTGCATCGGGTGGAAAAGCGGCTTCACACGGAGATGTGGTGTGCAAACTGAACGCCTCAGACGCTCCCTGCGGGTGCTAACCCGCGAGTCCCGCATCGACTATCTGGCGCTCTATCCGGCCAAGGTGCTGCTCGACCACGGGGACATGCAGCTTGATCTCGAGCCGGACGATGCCCGGCTGCCGTTGATGGTACGGGTGCCTCTCCGGGTTTTTCTGCCCGGAGCCTACGTGAGAGTGCGAGCGGGTAGCCGTGTGCTGCTGGGATTCGAGGGCAGCGACCCGGCCAAACCTGTTGCGTATCTCTGGGAAGCAGGCGGCACGATCATCGTGGAAATCACGACTGTCGCGGGCCGCAAGGTGCGCCTGGACGATGAGGCGGGCAAAACACAGGTCTATGACCCCGCCCGGATCGAGGTAGACGCCCCGGTGGTGGCGTTGGCGGGTGGCGGCCCGGCGGTGGCTCGGGTGGGCGATCAGATTGAGGTATCCGGTGTACAGCCCGGCACCGCCACCGTGATAGGTACGATCATCAGCGGCTCCTCCAAAACCAACTCAGGTTAACTATGGCCGATTTTGGAACCGATCTATCCGCGCTGCCCGACCTATCCTGGACGATTAAAGGCGGCAAAAACAATCTCGCCGAGGCCATCGCTCGGCGGCTCATCACGCCGCTGGGCGGCCTATTCTACGACCCTACCTACGGTTTGGATTTACGCCAGTATATCGGTGAAACGCTGACGGATGAGGTGCGTTATGAGATTGAAACCTTAGTGGCCGCTGAGTGCGAAAAGGACGAGCGCATTTTATCGGCTGTTGCAACCATTATCGAGGCCTCTCCGCAGCTGCGGAGCATACAAATTGAACTGGCTCTGGAAACTGCGGATGAACCCTATCGGCTCATCCTGAGTATCAGCGATGTAACGGTGGAGGTATTGCGTGCCGACGCTTGAACAACTGTTGCAACCGCGCACCCGCGACCAGATTTTGGCTTCGCTGATTTCCATTCTGCAAAGCAAGGGGTTCCCGACTACCGACTGGGAGCCGGGTAGCGTGCAGCGCACCATTTTGGAGACGCTGGCGGTAGGTCTGGCTGACCTTGAGGCCCTCCGGCTGGAGATCACCAAAGGGGGGTACCTCGAGCTCGCGTCCGGTCCCTGGTTGAACCTGGTGGCAGAGAACATGTACGGGCTAACACGCAAGGCGGCAGAGTTTGCCCGTCATACAGTGCGTCTTACCGCGCAATCAGGATTTGGCCCCTACACGATACAGCCCGGCCAGCTCTGGGCCAGCACCCCCTCTGGATTGCGGTTCAACAACACCCAGGGCGGCACGCTGGCTCAGGGGGGCACGCTGGATTTGGAATTTGTCGCCGAATCTTCGGGGGCGGCCTATAACGTCGCCCCAAACACCATCACCATTCTAAACACCCCACTACCCGGCGTGAACATCAACAATGTGGCCATCGTCGCGGCGGGGGTAGATGAGGAGACCGACGACAACCTCCGGCTGCGGTGCCGACTGCGCTGGGCCAGCCTGGGTACCGGGGCCACTCGAGCAGCCTACGAGTTCTGGGCGCTCTTAGCCGATCCTAGCATCACGAAGGTGAGGGTGCTGGATCAGCACCCTCGAGGCCAAGGGACGGTGGACGTGATCGTGTGGGGCGAGGGTGGCCTGGGCAGCGGTGCGGTTGCCGCAGCCGATGCCTATATCCAGCAGCGCAAGCCGCTCACCTCGGACGTGCAGGTCTACGCGGCCACCCCCACAAACATTACCGTGACCGCCACCATTACCCTGCGGGCGGGCTTTCTGGTGGCTACTCAGGCCGAGGTAACCGCCCGCCTCAGCGACCTGCAGCGCAACCTGCCCATTGGGGGGACGCTGTACCGCTCGGCCCTCATCGAGGCCTTGTTCGGGGCCTACGCCATCAACGTCAACCTCACAGCCCCGACAACAGACGTGGCCCTCGGCACAACACAGGCCGGGGTGCTGGTGCCCAACCTGACCTACCAGGAGGCGTAGCGTGCCGCAAGAGATCGCCCTCATCCCCTACGAGCAGTACCAGCGCTGGCTGGTGGAAATCTCTCCACCCTGGCTGCGTGGCGTTCGAGGGGCCTCGTTCATTTCCGGCCTCGGAACCGCGCTGGACGAGAGTATCGCGCTGACTATCACGGGAATACTGGCGCGTTTCGCGGATCGAGCACCAGAGGACGCGCTGATATTTCTAGGAACCGAACGTGCGCTAATCCGCTATCCAGGCGAATCAAATGACGCGTTTCGCGCCAGGGTGCTGGGAGCCTGGGATTTCTGGCAATGGGCGGGCACCGAGTACGGGATGTGTCTTTGGCTGAAGGCGGCGGGCTACGAGACTTACATCCACGAGCACTTCCGAGACGATCCCCCCATCTGGGCCGAGTTCTCCCTCCACCTCTGGCCCTACCGCCCCGAGTGGATTACCGACCGCTGGGACGACGGGGTGGGGGCGTGGGACGACGACACCTCCTGGGACTACGCCATCACTGGGGCGGAGTTAGAACGCATCCCTGCCCTGGTGCGGGAAATGAAGCCCGCCCACACTAAGGTTCGATCCATCTACTACATCGCAGGCCCCCGGGACGCTTGGGATGACGGCGGAGTCTGGGACGATGGCGGGGTCTGGAATCCCGAGCCCATACAGATATACCCATAGGGAGGTAACATGCCAAGAAACTTAACACCCGAAGACCGCTGGGAGACCGACTTTCAGGTACCCATTCCAGGCGAGCCCCGGAACATCGGGCCGCTGGAGACCCTGTTCCAGCGCCTCCTGAACCGCACCGAGCGGCTGAAGAACCGCCTCGGGGCCATCCTGGGCCTGCCCTGGGACGCCGCGCCGCCGGACACGCTGGCCGGGCTCGCGGGGCGGGTGGGCACGTTGGAAAGCAGCCAGGGCGACACGACCCTCTCCGCTCACCGCAGCGCTGCGACGCTGGATCACCCTGACAGGAGTGTCACGGCAGCGAAATTGGCCCCTATTCGCGACGCCCCCACCATCACGCCCTCCCCCGGGGACTGGCTCCTCGGAGGACTGGCCAGCGGTACCGGGGTAGGTAAGTTGCCCATCGGCCAGGCCAACGGGGTGCCCCTCCTCAATGCCAGCGGTGCCTTCGCGAATGCCGATGCGTACCTGGACAGGGGGGTGTTGAATAGCGCCGTAAACTGGAACACCCTCACCAATGCGGGCACGTATGAGATAAGGAGCGGGGCCTTCGGTACCGGCAGCGCCAACAGGCCGCCCGCCGTGACCCAACAGGGGCACCTGCTGGTTCTCAAAACATCGGAGGCCACCACCCAGGTGTATGTCCCAAGGAACAGCGACCCCGGCATCTATTGGCGGCAGTACGCCGGGGGTACCTGGTTCCCCTGGGCCACGGCCGGTACGATGTATGGGTCCAACTCCAACGGCTCCTATATCCGGTTCGCGGACGGTACGCAGATTTGCTGGGCCTCTCACTCTGATTCATCGTTTAATAACATTTTGATAGGAAATGATACAAACTACAAATACCGCGCAAAATATTGGCTTTTCCCCGCTGCATTTGCCAATACCCCTGTTGTGACATCGTCAGGCGATATAGAGGGGGCACGAGTAGATATTTTGAACTCGTACGATTCTTCAACAACCCAGTGCACTATAGAGGTAGGCCAATACAACACCTCTACCATAGTTGTCACTTCTTGTTACACTCTCGCCATCGGGAGGTGGAAATGATTAGGATTAGATACGTTCCACAGGTGGGTCTACTCGGTCAAACCCTAAACTATAGTTGGGCCGGAAGGGTGTTGACGGCTACCCTAACGCGCACCCTGGACAAGCAGGAAGGGGTAGGCCAGGAGGTCTACGACCTCTCCGTCCTCCGGCCCGGCGATGAGGTGGTGGGGGTAGAGCCCGAGGTGCTCTCCTTCTCTCCCCTGATCTCTGCCCGGTGCGCCGAGGACGGGACGCTAGAGGTGGTTCTCCTCCACTGGTACGAGGGCGGCGAGGAACCCGAACTCGCCGAGGAGGTGCTGGATGGCTAAACTCAAAATCCGAACCCTACGGGATCGCGTCCAGGAGGCTTGGGCGACCTTCAGAGCCGAGCGGGACCGCCGCCTGGCGGCGACGGACTGGATCGTGGCGCGAGCCTACGAGCGAGGCGAGCCCGTGCCGGAGATCTGGACGGCCTACCGGCAGGCCCTTAGGGACCTCCCGGCGCGGCTCACGGACGAGCAGGTGCTCTCCGGCGAGATACCGTGGCCGGAACCTCCAGCCCAGCAGAGCCCGAGGGAACCATGAGGATTGTGCATCCTTTTCCTCAAGCAACCCGCGCCCGGCTGGACGCGGGCTTTTTAGACCCCCGCTATCCCGACTGGCGGCGGCAGATGGGGCTACCTCCCGCCGAGCATCCAGGAGCGGACTACAACCTGAGCGGTACCGCCGGAGATGGCGACCTGGGTTACCCCGTGGTAGCGGTGGCCGAAGGAGTAGTCACCCACGTCAAGGCTCACCGGGTCTGGGGGTGGATTGTGCTGATTGAACACCCTCGGCTGGCCGAATCGCTGGGCTACCCTCGGCTGTTTAGCCAGTATGCTCACCTACTGCATCCCTGCGTAGAGGAAGGACAATCCATTTGGGCCGGTGAGCCAATCGGGAGCGTGGGCAAGGGCGACCCGGCTAGGCCATTCGCTGCTCATTTGCATTTCGAAATCCGCCAGGCCAACATCCCGGCAGACCATTGGCCTGGATCGAATAAAGCCGCTATTCAGCGGGATTATCTAGACCCGGAGGTATTCCTGAAGCGCCACATGGCCTACAAGCGGCGATTCACCCGACAGGGTCTCATGTTGTGGTTGCCTAGCGGCAAGCGCAGCGTGCCGGGGGAAACCATAATCAACCTCGAGGATGACGCACTGGCACAGGTGCGCATCAAAAGCAATCTGTAGGAGGTCGGTATGTGGAAATCTGTTGTTTTCTCTGTTGTTTTCGTGGCAGTAGTGGGCAACCTAGCGCTAGCACAAGACAGCGTTCCCGTTGACGTCTCCCAGTGGTTTGTCAACACAGCGGCACTGGCGGCAGTGGTAGCCTCGCTAGTGGCGTTTTTGCGCAAACATGTGCTCAAAAGCCTCGACGGCCTGCCGGTAGTGGCGGCCTCTGTCGTGTTGGGTGGTGCGCTGGGGTACATAGGTAAGCTGCTGGGGTATCTAGACAGGGACTGGTTGTTGTTTGGCTTAAGTGCGGGGCTAATTGCCTCATCCGGAATCGATCTGATGAAAAGTATGCGCGACGGAAATAATGGAGGTAGCAATGCATCGGCTGGCGATACTCACACTGACGCTGATCGCGCTCGCCTGCGGTAGCGCTCTGGCAGGTGGCCGTGCGGCGTGTCGTGCCGTGTACGGCCCTCCGCTGTGGGGGGTGTGCTATGCCGAGCAGGTCGTCTGGTCCCAGGGGCCGCTGGAGGTCGCCGTGGGCGCGGAGTGGCGCACGTGGCCAGCGGCTCAGATAGGCATATACAGCGTCGTAGGCCTGTATATGCCAAGCTGGTGGGCCACGGTAGAAATCGGACGTGGGCTGGATGCCTGGCGCTGGGCTATCGGATTGGGAGTACGCTGGTAAGCCGATTTGTAGAAAGGTAAGCCGCAAGTGGAACCGGAAATGCAACGCGTATACGACCGCTTAGAGCGACTGGAACGGAGCAACGAGCGACACGCCGCTATCCTCGATGAGCACTCCAGGCGGCTTGAGACTCTTGAGGGGTTACCCTCGGCTTTGGCTGCAATCAATCAGGCCATAGGTCGGCTCGAGGCTAAAATCGAGGCGCAAAAGCATTTCATCACGCTCATACAGGCCGTGGTGTGGCTGCTGTTGGGGGGCGTGTTGGCGGCGGGGTTTGAGCTACTCAAGCGGTAGAGTCTTGAGAGTCTTGGATTAGCCGCACCTCAAGCCGCATCCCCAGGGCCTCAGCGATCTCGCGCAAGCTGCGAATGCTATGGCCCGTGTAGTGCGGCGAAAACAGGCGGGCGATTGAAGGCGGCTTGACGCCCAACCGCCGCGCCAACTCAGCCTGACTGATACCCGCCTCTTTAAGAGCCCGCGCTAGCTCGAGGCTCACCGGGTTGGCCAGATTATCCCTCATCAGGTAAAGCCTCGCTTACTGCGTCCATACCTTGACGGGCCACCTCAGCGGTGGATTCGAGCTGGGTGAGTTGAGCGTACAAATCCCCTTCAAGGCGCTCGCGTTCAGCCTCGTCCAGGTTTTGGGCCAGTCGGTTGCGTAACTCGAGGAAGCGGATGCACTCGTACTCGAGTTCACGCAGTTGGCGCTCGCTGCATTGGATGAGTCGGTCAAGTTCGCTTTGGATCATAAAAGTCCTCCTGGGCAGGAAGGTTAGGGTAGCTTTTTCTCCAAACGCTCAATCAGCATTTCGTGTTTGCGAATGTGGGTTTGCCAGTCGCGAATCGCATCGTAATCGGGATTGGGTTTGCTCAGTTCACGTTGAATCTTTTCTTCGTGCAGAGCGATTTGGCGGCGGTGGCCTTGGATTTTCTTGCGGATGTCCTTGTTCCTGCCCACACCTAGATATTAGCATATTTGCTATAGTCTGTCAATAACAAATATGCTAAAGCCGTTCCCATTTTGTTTGCAATCTCGAGCAACTCTCAGTCAAAAACAGCCTTCAAATATCGTTGCCTTATGCCCAGAAACACCCTCCAGCGCGCAACAGCAAAGATACGCTATTAGCAAAATCTCAGACTTAAAATCCGTTGCCCGCGAGGGCGTGTGGGTTCGAGTCCCATTCCCGGCACCAGCAAGCGGGTTTTTGGGCAGCTCGAGCTACCCTACTCGAGCTACCCTAAGGCCCTACCCTTTCCAGCAGC